AAAAGTTTATATGGAAAATCCTGTTGGTGTTGGTGAGCATCCTAACATTGTACAAGAGGTAGAAAAACTGTTAAAAGAAATAAAAGACGCAAAAGAAATGTTAGACGAACTAAAAAATTGGAGATGATATGTGGTTTAGTGCTTTAAAATTAGGATTGAACGCAGCAAGTCATATTTATAAAAAACGTCAAGAGACGAAGATGGCAATGGCAGATGCACAACATATGCACGCTGCTAAAATGGCTAAAGGAGAAACAGAATATCAAGGTAAATTATTAGAGGCAAGACAGTCAGACTGGAAAGACGAGTTCGTGTTGGTCGTATTAACGCTGCCGATATTAGTGATTGCCTATGGAGTTTTTAGTGATGATCCTGGTGCGTCTGAGAAAATAAAAGAGTTCTTTGAACAGTTCCAACAGCTACCTTCTTGGTTTACAAATCTTTGGATCTTAGTTGTAGCTAGTATCTATGGCATAAAAGGCACACAAATATTTCGTAATGGTAAAAAATAATTTTGTACAACAATATGGTAGAAAAGTAACACATCTATCGCAGCAAAAAGGCAAGTATGGCAAGAGTAAAGTTCGATATAAACAAAGCTCCTCACGAAAGAATACCAAAAAAAACTAGCATTGGCAGACGACCAAAAATGAGTAGTATGAATAAGCATAAGAAACGATCTTATAAACCTAAAAATAGAGGTGGAATGTAATGAAGGTAAGTGAGAATACATCTGTTGCAATGCCAATAAAAAATATGATTGGTATTATCGTAGCTGTAGCAGCAGGTATATTCGCTTACACAGAACTTACTGCTAGACTCACTTCACTTGAGACAAGTCGTGAACTTATGCAATCTGATTTACTCAAAGCATCAGACCAAAAACCTGTGGACCAAGAGCAATTTTTAATACAAGAATCATTGGCATCTGACTTAGAAAAGACTATAGTGCGTGTTGATGAAATGATGCACAATGGCGTAAACATTCAAAGAATGATAAAAGATATTGAAAGATTGCGTGAAGATGTAGAAAAATTAAAAGATAAGGTAAGAGAAAATGGAAATAGTTATAGCTCTAATAATGTATCTCAATAATGATATGGTTGAGCATACCTATAAAGAAAGTTTAAGCAAATGTTTAAAATCTAAACGTATCGCTATTCGTGAAGTCAACCCACAATCTGTCAGATTTGAATGTAAGAAGGTAAATGCTATAACTGAAATATACATGGGTCAAAAAAAAATAGTTAAGATTGTAGAATGAGAAGAAGAGATAAACAACCACCAAGAACGAAAAAGTATTATAGATCAACTAAGTCTGGTGCAGGTATGACAAAAGCTGGTGTTGCAAGATACCGAAGAGAAAATCCTGGATCGAAACTTAGAACTGCTGTAACCAAAAAAACTGGACTAACTGCAAGAGAGAAAGCTAGACGTAAATCTTTTTGTGCAAGATCAGCAGGTCAGATGAAAAGATTTCCTAAAGCTGCTAAAGATCCTAATTCAAGATTACGACAAGCAAGAAGAAGGTGGAGATGTTAGTTGCGAAAAAAGACTTGGAATAACACTAAGTATAGAGATTTTATTTGTGGGTATTGTAATTGGTGTAGAAAAGAGTTGTTGAATACTATGGGTGGATGGATTATAAATGGAGAGAAGAAGTATTTTTGCCATGATGGTAAAGATGGTTCTTGTTTTGATAAATATTGTAACTTAAAGGAGAAACAATGCCAGGACACTATGGAAAAAAAATGAAGAAACCTATGGTTAAAAAAAAGAAAATGGATAAGAAGAAAAAAGGTATGAAGATGAAAGGTAAAAGATAATGCCAGGTAAAGGTAAAAAAAAATATAGTAAAAAACAAATGAAGATAGCTCGTGTTGCTGAACCTAGAGACAGGATCACAGGAGCTGACTTTAGAAAATTAAGACAAGGTAAGAGAAGAAGAAATGGCTAAACTTTGTCCTAGAGGTAAGGCAGCAGCGAAAAGAAAATTTAAGGTGTACCCATCAGCGTATGCTAATATGTATGCCTCTGCTGTCTGCTCTGGTAAAATAACACCAGGTGGCAAAAAGAAAAAGAAAAAGAAAAGATAATGTCAAATGGTTTACGATCTTGGGTCAGAGCTAATTGGGTAGACATTGCTAATCCTAAAAAAGGTGGTGGCTTTCCTAAATGTGGTAGAAGCAAAGGAGAGAAAAGAAAAAACTATCCTAAGTGTGTACCTGCTGCGAAAGCTAGAGCTATGACACCTGCACAAAGACGTGCTGCTGTATCAAGAAAGAAAAAAGCTGAGAGCAGAGGAAGATCAGGTAAGAAACCAAACTACGCTAGGACTTAATTAATTCATCAAACTCCTGCCATATTGTTTGCTCATCATTCCAGAACCTTCTTCTGTATTGCTTCATCTGTATAGAATTTAAAACTGTAGTGTGATCTTGTTTAAATATTTTACCTATATCTGACAGACTCATCTTATATTTTTCATTTAATATATTGTGAATAATATTTCTAGCTCTAACAATATCTACAGTTCTAGCTTTAGTAAATAATTCTTTTTTACTTACCTCATACTTAATACAAACCTTATTAATTACAGAATCAATCTCTGTTTTTTTAGGTTTTCTAAACTGATAACCAATAATCTTTCTCTCTGTACTAATGGGTACTATGTGTGTTCCTTTCATTTCATTTACATGATCTGACATTTTTTTTTGTGCTAACTCAAAACCTTTTTTAAATCCTTCTTCATATAATTTATATTGTTGCTCTGACAGTAAATAAAAAGCAATCTTATGTTTGTAAATAAAATCGTTGTTGTTTATTTTTTTAATATGTTTTTGAAACTCTTGATTAATTAAAGACATAAATCCCCTACCATTTTTTTTGTTTTTTTTAGCAATGTGAATTAATGATCTATGCTCTCATTAATTCTTCTTGTGCCTTCTCTATTTTCCAAAGCAATCTATAAGAATCTTTTTGATACTTATATACCTTTTGCTTTGCTTCCAGGTACTTCTCATGTTTCTTTTGTTGAAGATCCCTGTACTTCTGAAGGCGAGTTTTTAACTCTTCCATCTTTCTCCTTTTTTACTTTGGTAAAGTCTATTTTAATATTCTCGACTTTACATTCTACAACTTCCCCTTGTGCGTTGGGGTCGGCAGCTTTCTTTACATCATCAAATCTTTCAACCAACTGAAAGTTAGCTTCGCCAGATTTAATTCTTATATACTTATCGGTTTTTATCATTTTTGTCTATATCTTTTTTGTGTAGGTCAAAGGTCATATCATTATAGATAGACAGATCGTGATAGTTATCTGCCTTATAACCCTTGGTACTTCTGAATAATTTGAGTGTCATCATGAGCTGACCTACCTGGTATGGCTTCAATTTTTTTTTCAAATTCGGTGCTAATATTAAGGTAAAAAGCTCTGCAAGTATAGTGAAATTGTATTGGTAATCACCATATTCTTTTTGTCTATCAGCTACAATTCTCTTCTTTATTTCCTTGTCTATGTCTGTGATTTTCATTTTAGATTTTTAATAATAAAATAAACTATGGTCAGACCTATCATCAGACAGATCATATTGTAGCCAAACATTCCTAGTGCAAATTCTGCTGTCATTTATTTAAAAGGCATGGCGGAAGAAAACAAATAAAGAGGGAGCATTGTCAAGAAAGGGAATGACAATATGATTCGCTGCTCTGAAAAAAACCTCCGCCACACCATAAACTACAAATTAATATTTGTAGTTAGGTTTGTTATATCCTGATCCTTGACCTTTTGCAAACCTGTTTGGTGCAAAAGATTTCTGCTGTACTCTCGCCTCGGCAGGTGTTGAACCAGTATTTTGAGGTGTCAAGACAACATTAATAACCCCTGTAGGATTACCTTGTTCATCCTTATCCTCAAAACCTGCTTGTTGATACCATGTATCTCCAATCTTTACATTCTTTCTCCATGTCTTACCTTTTGGCGACTCTGGATTTATTGGTGCAACAAATATAGGTCTATTATCTCCTGGTTGCTTATCTTCGTTGTGTGTAAGTTTTATATATATCTTATCACTCATTGTGTTACTCCTTGTGTGTTTAGTTGTATCTGACGAGTTTCATATAAATCAGTTATTTGTTTATACTCTCGAACAGACATATTATTAGAATCGAATAACTCTGGATTTTCTTTTTTAAAATCACGAAGAGCTTTTAAACCATTTATATCTTTGATGGCTAACCTTATTCGATCTATATCAAACTGCATATCCAGTTTAATATTTTTATTTCCATTTGTTTTTGGAATTTGATTTATTTTTGCATTAATTAATTCATCAGCACTTGCAAACTCTGTGCCATGTAGACCAAATGCAGCTAATGCTCTTCCTAAAGCAGAAGTTTCTGCATTTTCTAATGCACTTGTTTTGTTAATAAAGCTAGAACCAAACTCTTCCAATGCCATACCTGTATATGTTTTAGACTTAATATAAATTGTACATTTAACAGCAACTTGTTTATCATTGCAAAGCTCTGGTATAATATCTGTATTTATACTAGCTTCATTGTTAAAGTATTTCATAAACAAGTTATGCCTTGTTGCCACTGTATAATAATCTTTTCCATGTTGCGGAACAGATTGTTGTTCACTTAAATCTCCTATACAGCTTTCATATTTTTGTATCATGCGTTAATCCCCCATAGTTGTTTGATTTGTTTTTTTTGGTCGTCTATTAAATCCCTATAATAAAAAGGGTGATTTAATTCTGGTGGTTCAGCAAATGCAGATAGCTTTTTAATATCGCCTTTACAAAATATAATTAGTTGTTCCCATGCTTTTAGTCTTTGTGTAAGTAATTCATATTGGTATTCTAAATAATCATTGCGTAACATATCGTGTGTGTTATCAAAGATTGTGTATTCATTTTCATTTACATAAAATAAAAAAGGTTTTCTCTTTGTGCAATGATAATAAAAAGCAAGTTGAGTTATGTGCATAGGATCAGGATCTATTGGAAGTTGCGTTGATGCCATGTAGTATTCATCTTTGCCTCTCTTCTTTTTTATTGTAGGTGGTTTGGTTTTGGCTTCCCCCACTTTCGT